GATGCTGATGCAATGAGAGATGCACAAAGACAAATGGCTTGGTATTCACTATATGGAATGCTTCTTTACCCAGTATTAGTAATTGGCTCTAATGTAGTCGGTTATGAAAAGGCTGCTGATATTCTTGGCGATATGGCAGGAGTATATTTTATTGCTGTTGCTGGTATTGTTGCTGCATTCTTTGGTGCACAAGCAATGGGTAAGAAATAATGGAAGGTTTATCAGAGTTAAACAACCTAAGCTATTTTGATGGTTTAATGATTACCATTTGGTTAGGTTTAGTATATTATGGAAAGTGTTGGATAGATAATCGCTTTAATAATAAGGAATAGGTAAATGGCAGAAGACACCACGAATAAGAACATAAAGGCCCTTTTGGAAAAGACAGAAGGTAGTACAAAACGCTCAGCTAAAAGAGAAGAAACTCTACTTGAAGCTGTTAAGCTTGGAAATAAGATTGAAGACTTAAATAGTCGTGGTGAATCTAGGAGAGCAGATGCTCTTCAAGGAACAATGGATGCAGTCCTTGCAACCCTAGAAAATAGCAATACATCTAAAGCTTTGGATAATAGATTATCCGAAATGGTTAGTCTAAACGACCAAGCTAATAACATTCTAGAATCACAGAAGAATGCTATTGAAGGTGATGAAACAGTTAACTCATTAAAGAGATTAACCGAAGAATTATCAGGTCAAAAAGATTTAATTGAATTACAGACTAAAGCACAAACTGATGGTAAAAAGGCTTTAAACAAATTGTCTATGACTACCGAAGCTGGTGACCCACTTCTTGATGAATTAAAATCTTCATTTACTAGTAGTCAAGATGCATTGGAAGCTGCTCTTGAAACCGGTGACCAACAACAAATCGATTTAGCTCAAGCACAATTAGAAGCTGTTTTAAAAGGTATACTAACCGAAGAAGAAAGACGAGAAGCTCTAAAGAAACAAGAGGAGGCTAATTCTTTATTATCCAATATGGCTGATAAGATTGAAAGTGGTGGAGGTAAAGTTGCAAAAACTGCTGGCTTCCTAGCTGGTATTGCAGGTATTGCCACACTATTCTTTTCACCAGAAACATTTGGTGCTATTGTAAGAAAGGCTATTGATACTGTTGGTGCAATCGTTGATACAATCGATAAATTTATTAATGGCGATATGGAAGGAATGAGGAAAACTATTGATGAAAACTTTACATCGTTTTCTGTTATTCTAGGAAGTCTTGGATTAATGATATTACCTAAAGTTTTAAGAGCTATAAGATTCTTAAAGAATGGATTTATGGCATTTAGAACATTCATGGTATCAGACTTTGTTGCTAACATGATGGCAAATCTAAAATCAATGATGGCATCAGTTGGTGGTGCATTCATGAAAGTATTCAGAGGTTTAGTTAACCTGACCAAAGTATTTAGAGTATTCATGATGACCACATTTATACCTAGTATGACGGCTGCATTTAGTGGTATGATGGCTGCAATGGTTCCAATTATCGCGGCAATGGCTCCAATATTAGTACCAATCCTAGCTATTATGGCATTAGTTGGTGGTTTATACCTTGGATTTAAAGCGTTACAGGATTCATTAGGACCAGGCGCAAGTATTATGGACACTCTAAAAGTTGCAATGTTATATTTCGTTGACTTCTTAGCAATGATTGTTAACGGCATTACCTTTATACCTAGAAAGATGATAAGTTTCTTAGGTAAGAGAGCTGCTAAGTGGATATTAGGAGATGATTTCGACACATCAGCATTGGATGCTATAGGTGAGGGCCTTGATACAGGAAGAGGTAAAAGAGCAGCTGAAGAAATTAGATTGAAAAATGAAGAAGCAGCTATGCAAAAAGAGCAAGAAGAGCTTCGACAAAAAGACCAAGAGAATCTAACTGGTGCAGATATTCCAGATATATCTACAGAAAATGCATTAGCTCAAGTAGAGGTTAAACAGAATCCAGTTGTAGTTTCAAATCAACAAAGTAGTAACGTAAATAACTCATCAAGTGTAACATCAAATATTATATCAGGTAGACCTTTAAGAACTTCCGGCCTACAATTATCATTCTCTAGATAAAAAAAAGGGAGCATTTCTGCTCCCTCTAAAATTTTCGTATCATCGAAACGAATCAGCTACTAATTTTATTCCTTTGCTAGCTTGGCAAAGTAGCTTAATGTGTCTTCATCATCACCATCATCAGACGCTGTATTAGCCATGGGCTCTGAAGCGGCTGCTGCCATTGGTTGTTCAACTACAGGAGCTGATTCCATTGGGGCATCCATTGACACACCGGCGTCGACACCGAGAACTCTATTCAATTTGAGCTTTAACTCATCATAAGTTTTATAGTTCTCTGGCTTCAAGAAATCCTGTAAAGAATATAATTGGTTATATACTCCCTCTAGTCTTTCCTCTTCGCCTTCATATAGTGCTTTAGGTGCAGCAAACTCTGACTTATCATAGTTTACCCAACCTTCGACCTTTCTGATTTTAATCTTAAAGTCGGCACCTTCCCAAAAATCGTAAGGATTCACTGGCTCTTCATCGGCAAATTGTGGTTGCATAACATCCATAATTTTGTCAAAGATTTTCTTACCAAACTTATATAGTTTGACCTTACCTTCATTTTCAGGGTTTGCTGGGTCAGAAACGATTAACACGTTTGACACATAATGTAATCTACGCTTTCTGTCCCTTGCAGTTGCTTTATCCTCGTCCCTTCCAGAGTTCCATAACACAGTATTCATTTCTGACACTGGGTCTTGCTCACCGATAGAGGTTAAAGAGTTTTCTATATACCATAGACCTGTAGGCCCCTTGAACCCGTGGTCCCAATATCTTACCCATGGTAGGTCTTCACCTTCCGTGGCAGGTAAGAATCTTACGACTGCGAATCCGTTGCCAGCTTTATCTCTGGTAGGTTTCCAAAATCTGTCATCTTCGTAAGAAGAGCTCTCAGTTTTTGGTGTGGATACTGCTTCTGCAGCTTTGACGAGTTTGTCAATAGACGAGCCTCGTGTGCTCTTTAGATTTTCAAACGACATAGTATTTCTCCGTATTGCGTTGTATTACTGAATTATCCACTTTATACATTATATAGGTTATATTATACCATACTTTCATGGTTTTGTAAAGGCCTTTTTGCAAATAAGTTTGATTTTATTTGCATCGAACTTTACGAATGGTGTATACTTCTCGATTAGTCTTTTCTGGTCAGGCCAAATAATAGTGTCCTTAATCTTCTTAGACTCTCGAGGAATAAACCCCAATATGGAATTAAGAATAACTACTGTTTCCAATAGTATTTCTTCTTGCATCCATAACTTTATGATTAGAGGATGTTGTCCATCTTCTGAAATAAGAAGTTGTTCTAAATCATAATCACATAGTTTATTTATATCCACTTCAAAGGTTCGATGAATACTTTCTTGAACTTTTTTGAAGTGTTTAAAATTCTGTTCTGCTTCTGAATCTAACATATCACCTACGTATTTGCCATTATTAACAAATTGTGATACATAAAAATCCATTAGATTACCATTATATTTTTTCGCTAACTTAGCAAAGAAATATTTATCCTTACGCTTTAAAAACGAATTGGTAGTTACATTAGACTTAAAGTTATATTTCACTGCATCATAATTAGATTCGAAATGCAACTTTAAAGCATTGTATAACTTATATGACTCAAATGGGTCATTCATACTGGTAAGCTATTCTTTTTCTTTTGTTTAATTAAATTTTTTGAAGTAACTTGAGCTTCTAGTTTTTCTTTTAATGAATCAGTAAGAAGTTTTGGTACGTTTCTCATATCCAATCCTCTTTTATCCACTATATAAACCATTGCATCAAGGTAATCCATATCGGTTCTTTTTGAGACTAATTCTTCTACAGCTGTAGAGAATCTTTTCTTAGTCATTATTTTTTCTTCAAGCATAATCCTATAGTACCCTCAGCAGAATTGTATCAGCGTTAATCCTACCATTTGGCACACTTTGTTTTGTAGTTAATTTATCCCACACCTGTTTCTGAATTTTAGTAGGTGCGAGGGTGAGTACATTGGGTAACACATCTTCTGGTTTTCTAAGCTTTGTGGTTTTAGATAGCTTATCGTCAAAGTTTTTAATTGATGTACCTTTTACTTCAAACCCTGTTGTGCTTACAGAATAATACTCTGTCAGCTTTCTAGTTTTAGTGTTATAGGTAAATAACCTTTCCTTACCAGGAATCATAACTGGATTGATTGATGTTAGTTTTGCCTCAACATCATCAGTTTTATATTGGAGCTTGGCGACTTGTTCGTCTGATGCTTTTCTCTTTTTGGCCCTAGGAACTCTAGCTGATTTGGCATTTAATTTTGCCCTTGCTACGTCCTCCAGGATTTTTTCTAGGAGTGTCATCATTTTCTTTTTATTGCCCTTAGAGATATGTGAATAAGCTTCTACAGCCTGCTCACATGTTTTATTATAGGCATCAGACACCAAGTCTAGCTCAAATTGAATTCTATCTGCGAATATATTTACACCCGCACCTTTGATTTTATGCATTTGTAGTAATGAATAAGCTGGAAATTTAATCTTATCGTATTCACCTTCGAACCATTTATCAATTACCATTTCATCAAAGTCTACCCAAATAGTATCGAGTACTTTCTTTTGCATTCTTTGACGAGGTGTAATGACAACTGCCGGTGCAGTTGCTTTTTTCTCTATAACAATAGACTTACCAATCTTTAGACATTCTCTTAAATGTCTTTCAATTCTTTGTGGAATAGTTTCGTCTGAGGTTGTTGGCATATCATCGAGTGGAATACCTGCGTTGAAGCATCGTATGTTATTACCCGTGCCTTGATTGAGTCTCCAGTTTTCTACTTTCTTTAAAGCTACAATATCTTTCTTAGAAAATCCTAATACCTTTTCGGCATAGATTAGAATAACTGGTGCGTTTGTTTT